CTGTTTTGGGTGCGTGTGATAAAGTACTTTTCCGTCTGCAAAAGTAAGACCATACGTTTCCCACGCCACAGGCTTCAACTTCCGCAGCGAACGGGCAGCGGCTAGGGCTTCTTCAAGCAACTCATCAATGTGTGCTTGCACCGTGACTAGCTTGGAGTACTCAATGTTTTCAATAATTAAATCAATCTTGCTCATTTTTCATTCCTCATACATTTATCAAATAAATCACATTTAATCGGATGCAAACACTGACAATGATTGTTCTCAGTCAGTCGTGCAGCTTTCTCTGTAGGCGTCTTCCAGAGCCAAATTGCAGCAAACAGAGCTAATGCAATTGCAGCGTAGAAGACAAAGATCCAATCCCATATCGTCATTTTGAGCCTCTTTAATTGTTTAGCTATCTTAACATGATGAATAAAAAAATAGCAAACTAGATGTTTTGCAGTTTTACAACAGATGTAATTTTTGAACCATTTTTATCTTGCCTGTGCATAACTTTTGCTCAACTATAAAATTGTCATTTTTATTTAAATCACTTTTATCTTTAATTATCAAACAGTTATATATCTGTTCTAGTATTGATGCTTTTTGGTGAGCGAATCTAGCCTACCTAAATAGGCCTTCATCTATGCTTTTCGGAGCCACAGAACCCGTCAGCCTTTCGTGAAATAGGTGCTGACTTCGCCGCCTATGTGTGCAGTGTTTCATTCACTTTCCCCCAGTATGCTTGCTATCGTAATCCGCTGGTATGTCGTTAGAGCCTCCAGATTACAACGTACTCACAATTCACTACACCTGTCAGGTTCTGAGTCCTTATTTCTTCGCAGCAAACTTTGGTCTACGATCAGGCATAAAAAAACCGCTTAAATCTGCATCTTGGTGGAAGCCCCTTTCGAGGCAAGATACAGACTTAAACGGTCTACATCGGCTTCCACACCAACGCTTTAATTCTATTATTAACTTTTCTGTATGTCAATGCTCGTCTTTCCGAGCTGCCAAGGTCTGAAGCTAACCTTTTGAAACTAGACCCTTACCAGTATTCGTTTCATGCTTGCTAAAGGCGTTTTCAGTCTATCGTAATTCTGGCCAAATCTGTTGCCAGTTTTCGATTTCTTTACGACTAAATTTACCCTCAGACTTTTTTTCAAGCTCAGCAGCAAGCATGATTAGCTTGTCGCTAGGCATACCGTTGTTGCGCCACTGAGACACAGCTGGCGCACTCACTTTACATAGCTTAGCGACAGCAAAAGTGCCGCCTAAAAAAGCAATGATTTCTGTTGTATTCATGCAGCTATCTTAACAGAATGTTTCTGTATGTGTTTGACTTGTGTGTTTAGATGACTTAATATCTATCTACTGACATACCCGTCAGGAAAACCATACAGGTACATAAAATGAACGAATTAGCTAAGTCATTAGTAAAAGCTCAAGCTGCTATGAGTCACGCAGCAAAAGACGCAAAAAACCCCCACTTTAAATCTGCATACAGCTCGCTCGCTTCTGTGATTGACGCTGTAAGACCTGCGCTCTCAGCGAATGGTCTCGCTTTTGTGCAGAAGCTACACACAGCTGACGGTGGCGTCTCTGTCGAGACTGTTCTTGTTCATGAGTCTGGTCAAGAGCTGTCTTGCGGCGTGTTGTTCATTCCTGCAACAAAGCAAGACGCTCAAGGTTTCGGATCTGCCATTACCTACGCAAAGCGTTACAGTTTGCAAGCTGCGCTAGGAATCGCCTCAGAAGACGATGACGGTCAAGCAGCTGTTAAAACGCCGCCTAAGCAGCAAACAATTGTGACGATAGATATAGACTATGCAGTCGATGAAATGTCTGCAATGACTGATTTAGACGCTTTAAAAGCGTGCTTTGCAAAGTGGTACAAGTCTGCACCTGACACGCAGAAAGAAGTGCTGAAAATGATGTATGACGGTATCAAAGTTCAACTTACTGCAAAAGGTGCAAACTAATGGCTAACGACTTAAATCGCTGCGAGTTTATTGGGCGTCTTGGCAAAGATCCAGAAGTGCGCTATTCGCCTGCTGGCGATGCTGTCTGCAACTTCTCAATAGCTGTAGGCTCTAAATTTAACGAAAAAGAATCTACCGAGTGGGTTCGTATTGTCACGTTTAAGAAACTTGCTGGCATTTGCGGCGATTATTTACGCAAAGGCTCGCAAGTCTACATCGCTGGTCGTATGACTACTCGCAAATGGGTCAACAAAGACGGCGTAGATCAATACACAACAGAAGTGATTGCAGATCAAATGCAGATGCTTGGCGGTAAATCTGCTGAAGAACCTGCAACACCTCAAAAAGCACCTAAGCAAGACGCATATCGAGCGATTAAAGAGGGCAACGTGATGGATCTTGAAGACGATGTTCCGTTTTAAGGGGTAAGTCTTGACTCAAAGCGAAGAAGCAATATTGATTTCTTGGCGTCTTCAACAATGGTTTGATGGCATGGTTCTCGATCAGCGAGCTATGCAAGATGTTGAAGACGCTATTGAAATGCTCAAAAAATTAGCAAAACAGGTGCAAAAATGAATTTTAACAAGTTAATACCAGCATTTCCTACGTGGATTGCTGATGACGGGATGGCTCATGGCATGAGCCTGCGGGATTATGTTGCTGCAAATGTTTTGCAAGGTATGTGCGCTGGTGATTGGCAGCTACCAATTGACGATCAAACATGGGCAAAAGCAGCAAATACACGAGCTTTTGAAATTGCAGATGAATTTATGAAAGCGAGAGAACAATGATAATTAAAACAGCAGACTCAGAAAGTGGGCACTGGTACGCAGCAGACGGCTCGCCTGCATATCGAATTATTGGTAAGAATGGCGTCGAGCGTAATACTCGATTAACAGACGCTCGTGAGCGTGGCTTAGTACCGTCAGTCACAACGATTACAGGTCTGCTTGCTAAACCGGGGCTTAATAACTGGTTGCAGCAGCAGGTTCTATTAGCTGCGCTGACGTTACCAAGAGCTGAGAACGAGACAGAAGAAAACTGGTTGCAGCGTGTCATGTCTGACGCTAAAAGCACAAGTCGTGAAGCAGCAGACAGAGGCACTCGTTTGCATGGTGTTTTAGAAGAATTCTATCGGGGCAAAAACTACATATTTCCCGATTTTGTCAGCAATGTAAACACTGCGTTAGAGTCGCATTTTGGCGCTAATCACATCTGGGAAGCAGAACGTTCTTTTGCTTCAAACGGCTTTGGTGGCAAAGTTGATCTAATTTCATCAAATATTGTCGTTGATTTCAAGAGTAAAGAGGGCGATTTAAGCAAAGTGACTCCTTTTCACGAACAAATCATGCAGCTCGCAGCTTATCGAGAGGGTTTAGGTTTGCCTACAGCTCGATGTGCAAACATCTACTTTACAGAAAGTGGCGATGTTCGACTGATTGAGCACTCTGAAGACGATTTAACTGAAGCGTGGCACTGTTTTCAGTATCTTCTAGCTTTCTACAAAAAGAAGAACCGCATATAATTCTTGAGTGCGAGCTTTCTTTTGCGTGTCCCTCCTCCTAGTTCGCTTTAGATTGTTCGCACACCCCATAGCAAAAATACAACATTAGTGAAAACACTAATAAAAAACATTTGCATTGATTGTTTAGATAGCTTAATATCTAGTTATGGCACTAACGCCATTTAACAAATACAGGTGCATAAAATGAGTAAATTAATTCAAGCGTTTGTAGCAAACCCCAACGACAAGACACGAGCAAGATTGCAGGCTTACTTGTACAAACACCAAATGGCTGTGTGCTTGGCTAGTCCAGAAGAAAAACAAATTCTTAACTCTAACGGATTTAAGGTGTAAGTCATGAAATATTCATACCATGAACTTACAGACGAAGGCAAACGCCAGCTTATGCGTGATTTGTCGCACGAACTATCCGACAAGAAAATTGCTGAACTTATGGATCAGTTTGCAGACGGTGTAAAACTAGATTCTAACGGCGAGCCGTTTATCAAAATTGATCGGGACGATGTGTTGATTTGTGCTTGCCCAATGTACACGCATTTCATTGACATTAACCATATTGAAAAAATCACAGCTAACGAGGAAGACGGAAATGAATAAACATAACTGGCCTTTTCTGACAGACCTTGGTGATCCTAACTGGACAGGGCGCACCATTCGCACAATGCGGAACCAGACAAGTTATTCGGCAGCTGACGAGCGCATACCGTTGGTGGCTTGGGTTGTTGGTTTGTTAATGTTGGCGCTTGTTTTTGGTTTTTTTCCACTTTTATCGTTGGTGATGCTATGACTTATTTACTTTTGTATTTTTCAATCGTGGCAACTAAACCTCCATATGACAATTTCAAAGATTGGCGACCAATGGGTACGTTTGCGACAGCAGAACTGTGCAGCGCAGCAGGGGCGCAACTTGGCACTTACAAATGCGTGAGGATTCAATGAACAAACGATTAAAAAAACTTGTTGAACAAGCAGGGTTTGAATTTGACGCAGAAATGTGTGAAGGCTGGATTGCTGACAATGAACATATTGAACGCTTTGCAGAACTTGTGCGCCAAAATGAGCGTGAGGCTTGTGCAAAGTTGTGTGAGTCAATGGGAGTACACCCTGCTTTAAATGTTTGGGGTGGCGGTCCTGAATGGTATAAGCGCCAAAAAGAATGTGCCACAGCAATCAGAGCAAGGGGTAACCATGAACAAGATTGATTTAATTATTGATGCGCTTGAGTGCGCTTATGCGGTAGAAGATATGGATGTGATTTTGAAAGCCAGAGCCGCCGCCCGTGAGTTGCGGGAGTTGAAGCCTGTTGGCATGGCATCAAAACACATTTACAGAGGTGCTGCGTTGTTTGATGGCGTTGTATTGCCTGAAGAAACTTTACTCTACGCACTTGATGAGGTGAAGCATGACTAAAATTGATTCTGTTTATTTGCACTTAAAAAAACACAAACACATCACTAGTTGGGAAGCAATCAATCTGTATCGTGCTACCCGACTAGCTGATATTGTGTACAAGCTTAAAGAGCAAGGTTTGAAGATTGAAACCGTGATGATTCAGGGAAACAAAACACGGTTTGCAAGGTACTACCTAGCCTAGCATTGCAGCAGCTTTTACTTTAACGTCAGCCACACGGTTTAGCCAGCCAGTACCGTAGACAGCAAAAGAATCAAGACTACGGTAAAAAACTACTTTTTCTGCGCTAAATCTTTCAATCAATGTAACAGGGTCAATGGCTTGTACAGCAGCCATAGTCATTGGCCCAAAGCCACCATCAGGCGTTACGCCTACCGCCTTTTGCAACAGGATTACGGAACAATTTGGTCCTGCGTTCACCCCCATATCAAAAACCAAATAATCAATTCCGCTAGGTAGTTCGTCAGCACGAACAATATCCCAATACTTCTGTTTGTATAGCGGTTCAACATCAGCAGCCGTAAGCTTACGCATATCATCGTGCGTTACTTGATGCCCAACGTGCGCTTCCCAATTGTATTGAGTTACACCCAGCATGGTGCTGCCTTTGCGCCCGTCTGGTAGCTTGTTACCCTTATCTCTTTCATCGTCAGTAAAACCACCTTCCGACTTGAGCATTTGCTCAAAAGCTAGTTTCCAGTTACTTAGCATCGTCTTTTCCTTTGGATTTCATGTCAATAATCTTTTCTAACGTTCTGCCGCCAAAATAAAAACTCATTATTAACATACCCCATTGCCCAAGCAATTCAACGTATGCCTTGTTAGTTTCAATATCAAAGGCACTCATCATTGCAAACGTAAAGTACCCGCTAAGAATAGCTATAAGGGTCATAGGACGAATGTTTTTACTAAGCCAAGAGTCAGACCGCATATCGTTTTCTTGACGCTTGGTAAGTTCTCCTTGCTCTTGCATATCTGCCTGCATCTTGGCTAATTCGCCATTCTGCTGCATCTGCATTAACTCTAATTGGGCTTTGGCTTTCTGTTCTGGGTCTGGAAAGAACTTATCCAAGACCTTCATGCCAATGCCTAAAATATCCATTATTGGAAACATTATTTCAGCCCTCCTAAGTCTTTAATCCAAGCTACAAACTGCGCCCACTTCTGTTTAATCCAGATCATTTGACCTCCGATAACATTCGTGCAGCAATGACAAGGATTGCCTTTGCTCTGTCTAAATCAAGTGGTGCGTCTTTATACATGACTGTAATCTGGCCAATAAAGCTCGTGTAGTCTGGCGGCACGCTTGTTCTGCAACCAAATGTTGCGCCTTGTTCAAGGTAATAAATGCCAGCCTCAGATTGAGGTACTGAGTAAAACCCACACGGCACGTTGCCAGCCATGAGTTCGACAACATCAGAATTGTTTGCGCTGTTAGTTGTAAACAAGCCAATATTTACATTTTCAAGATGTTTTGCTCGTTTACCGTCACGATTCTCTACTCTGAGAACGACCCGTTTATTAAAGATTGGGTCAACAGCCATAATCGACACAACAAGCACGTTTGAGTCTTTCATCAGCAACTCAACAACGTGGTCAAACCTAGCTGCTTGAATTTTGGGTAATGCGTTAGACTTTTCGTATACGTTAAATAAAAAGTTTTTGTTGTCGTACACAAAATAGCCTACATAACCCAATACGCCTAGCAGTACCACTACAAACAGCTTAAACGGGCTGTTTACATAGTTAAGTACGCCCATTAGCGTATCTTTTTGGTCTGTCACTTGTCAGCCTTAGAGTCTATCTTGTCGTACAGACGAGCAATCATCTGTTCAAGACGATCAAAACGTTTTTCCATTTGAGATTCAAGCGTTTCAATTTCTGATTTTTTAGCGTAAGTTTCTGAAACGTGCAACTTTAAATCGGCAATCTCTTTCTTGAGTTCTTTGACAGAATCCCAGAGCTGACGAGCAAACCAACCACCGATTGACAGTAGCCCACCTGCACCAATGTTGATGATTATTTGCCAATCCATTATTTACCCTTAAATATTGCAAATATTGCCCAAGGTATTAGTAACAAATTACACAGCAGCACTAACGGTAAAGTTAGCACTGCTGCAAACATATAAAGCGTTATGCGTTGTATGTTGAACTCGAAGTAAACGTATGAATAGTAAACCCACCGACTGATGTGACTGTGCCGCCTGTGCCTCTTTGTGCGCCTGCGTAAGAAATGATTACTACGCCAGAACCACCAGCGCCGCCTGCACTGCTATTAGCACCGCCCCCGCCGCCACCGCCAAGGTTAACACTTCCCGCAGAGCCTACTGTAGAGTTTGAACCTGCACCGCCGCCACCCGCACCACCTGCACCTGCGCTTGCTGCAGGACCACAACCTCCACCGCCACCGCCTGCGTAAGTTACTGCTGCACCACTAATGCTGCTTGATGATCCTGCACCGCCTGCGCCGCCATTACTAACAGCAGTTGCGCCAACAGCAGATGCGCCACCGCCGCCGCCGCCCGGTGCGCTTAACGAATTGTTTTGCCCAGAACCACCTGCATTACCTTGCCCACTTGTGCCTGCGCCGCCTGCGCCCGGTGCGCCGTTATTGCCACCGCCGCCGCCGCCAGAACCACCTGCGCTACCCGCTGTGCCTGTAAAGCCAGCAGATCCACCGCCGCCGCCAGTTGCTGTTGCTACAGTAACGATTGCTGAGTTTGAGCCATTAGCGCCAGTTGTTGACCCAGATGTGCCGCCTGCGCCGCCTGCACCAATTGTGATTGTGTAGCCTAAGCCAGATGTCAATGATGCTGTAGACGCTAATAAACCGCCTGCGCCACCGCCACCTGCGTAAGCATAACCGCCGCCTGCGCCGCCTGCGATAACAAGATAGCTAACTGAATAATTAGGTGCTTTGTTGAATTGAATCCACGCTGCACTTACAGAGTCATACCATTCTGGAAACCCAGTAGTAGAGTTTTGTCGAATCATGCCACTTGCAGGGATAGTAGGGCGTTGAGCCGTTGTACCTACGGGCAGTTTTAGATAGTCAACACCTTGAACGTCAAGTGACATAATATTTCCTTAATTAAACGATTTCTTTCCACGAAGTCGTGGCTTCGTCCCATGCGTAGCTCTTGTCGTCAGCAGGTACAGCAACAGGCGCTTCCCACAAGCAAGTGTCATCGTTCAGCAGCCAAGACGCAAATGGTTGAGGCGGGATAAACGCATCACGCACGGCATCGTAGGTGTAACCCACGCCTGCATAATTCTTGCGTAGTGGTGTGCCACCGTTTCTGTGTACGCCACCTTGGGTGTTGTATGAAGTCTGAATCCAAGATCCGGGGCTTGTGTCAACAAATGACTCGAAAAACTCTGGTTCTGCAACAATGACCTGCGTGACTTTACCGTCAACTACTTTGGCAAAATGACCCATAATATTCTCCTTAATTAGGCTGTAAATGTACCGCTAGTTGTAAATGTGTGGATAGTGTTGCCACCGCTAGATGTGATTGTGCCGCCTGTGCCTCTTTGTGCGCCTGCGTAAGAAATGATGACTATGCCAGAGCCACCAGCTCCAGTAGATACGCCATTATATGCACCGCCACCACCGCCAGTATTAACAATACCGGATGCGCCAGCCGCACCGCCACCGCCTGAGCCACCCGTACCGCCAGAAATCCCGCCGCCACCACCAGCGTAAGTTACTGATGAGCCTGAAATTGAATTTGCTGAACCGTTTGCACCATTAACACCCGTAGCAGCAGCACCCGCACCGCCACCACCACCGGAAGCCCCACCATTAACCCCAGCAGCACCAGCGTTACCTTGTCCAGCCGTTCCAGCACCGCCAGCATAATTAGCACCAGCACTACTTCCACCGCCTCCAGAACCGCCGCTACTTCCCGCCGCCGCACCGCCGCCACCACCGCCGCCTATTGCTGTTGCAATACCCGCTAAAATAGAGTTTGTACCATTTGATCCATTTGCAGAACCAGAAGCACCAGCACCGCCACTTCCGATAGTGATTGGGTAAGATGTACTGCCTGTAACTGCACTTGTAGATGCTAATAACCCGCCAGCACCACCGCCGCCGCCGCCGTTTGAGCCACCACCACCACCACCAGCAACAACTAAATAGCTGATGCTATACAACAACGATGTAATTTGTTGCCATTGCGAACCCGTCCAACTTTCTAATTGTGCAAGCGTAGTGTTCCACCCCAATTGCCCGTTTAATGGGCTAGAGGGTCTACCTGCTGTTGTCCATTGTGATGGTGCTACGCCTGTGCTACCGCCGATAATTGAGGGCATTTTCTTTCCTTTATAGTGCTGACGTAGAAGCCAACAAGTAGTAAGTTACGCCGCCAATGACAACGGGAATCTTATTAGTCACCGTGTTAAGCACAGACGCAGACGCAGCTGATGATGCTAAAACTGTCGCTGTCGCAGCAGGAAGCGTCAACACGACGCTTGAAGCTGTGTCTGTAGCTGTGAGCGTAATATCGCCGCCTAGACTTGGTGCTTTAAGTTTAATTTGTCCTGACATTTTGAACCCTTAAATAATTGCCCAAACCGAGCCAGCAGGGATTGTCACTGTCGCACCAGATGCGATAGTGATTGGCCCTGTTGACATAGCGTTAGAAAGCGATGGAATTGCGTAACTCGTTGTCACAGTTTGACCGTTCTCGATGAAGATTTTATCGCCACCAGCGCCAGTTGCACCACCGCCAAAGCCGACAGAGATGAGCTGAAATTCTGTACCGTCATATATTACAACGACTATGTTTCCAGCAGTTAAATCGCCTGCTTGCAGAGCTTCAGTGCCGTTACGCATGACAGCTTTAGCGCCAAGACCGTCAATATTTAGCGTGACTGTGCTTGTGTTCGTGTTTGCAACGACAAAGCTAAACATTGCACCAGTCACGTAAGCTAACAGTGGCGGAACAAGCGAACCTGTTAGCACATCAGTACCAGAGACAGTCATGAAATTAAGTGTATTGCCTTGCAGCTGGCTTAATCGCACTGCGTCTGAAGCTGAGACACCAGCAGCAAGATCCGTAATCCTGAAACCACCCATTGGGATATTGGCTAACGGTGTAGATTGCCCATCTTTAGTGATTGTGTTCGTCAGACCTGCAGCTAAGTCGGTCGTCAATGCGTTAAACGTTGTCGAGCTGATGACAGTGCCAGCAACAACAGGTTGACCTGCTGTGTTGATTTGAAAGACGCCATTCCCGTTAAAGCTCATAATTACCTCTGTTCTTCAGTCTGTTGTTGACCTAGTTTAGTTGCAAGCATACGCAATGTATACGGGTCAATTGGCGATTTATCTGAGTACGATTTTAAAGCTTCAGCAAGTTTTTGTGCAGCACCGCCTGCTTTACCGCCGTAATAAGCTGCTTCGCCCACTAAACGAGGCGAGCTTGCAAGTGCGCCAGCAGCTATTGGAATTAGAGCCATAGGGTTTGTAAACGCAGCAGTCAGAGCTGCACCACCAGCGGCTGCAGGCAGTACACCGCCCTGTATGCCACGAGGCGTCTTAGAATTCAACATTTGCCCTGCAATCTGCGGGAACAGCGTATCAGCACCCGGCACACCTGTCGCTTCTAGCTCTTTTGCTAAATCGACTCTGCGACCATAGTTTGTGTTCGCATTGTTACGCATAATCGACTGCAATTTGCGTATTGATGTGTCTACGTTTGCATTTTTGTTAAGCGAAAGGGTGCCCTGAATGTCTTTGAGCAATGCGCTAGCGTTTTCGTAATCGCCCATCACTTTTGCGTAATCTGGTGCTTGCTTAACAATCTCGTTTTTAACAGAATTGTATAAACCATCTGCGACTGTGCGAGCAGGCGTGCCGTACGGTAACGATTGTTGAATGTCGCCAATAGCTTGCTTTAGCTTGTCAAAGCCTTCAACAGTTCTAAAGATAGCAGGATCACCAGCTTTAAACTCAGCGACTTTATCTGCAATTTCTCTTAATGCTGCTGCTGCGTTGCCACGGATCTCGATGCCGTTAAAGCTGCCTATGCTTTGTGCTTTTGCAACAGCTTGATCAATTGGTGCAAAATCCAGTAAAGCTGTGTTTTTCGTAACACCGCCCATGCCTGATGTGTAAGCGTCAGAACGATTCTTAAACAGCTCTGCTACAGCTTCTTTTGCTGTGTTTACAACGTTTTCGATTGGTGCGTTACCACGCATTTGATCTAAAAACGCTTGTGCACGAGTGCCGCCAGCTGCGCCTGACTTTGCTGCTTCACGTATTGCTTCAGCACCTGCGCCTGTAGTCATGCCAAGCGTAGGCGTAGCAAGCATTTCAGCTAATTTTGCAGCACCTGTGATTGGCTTTGTTACTACGTTTAACGGGTCAATTGCTCGGCCAAAAGAAGAATAAGCTTGACCAGCACGCCCTGTAATACCGGGTACTTTGCTCATTACAGAGCCACCGCCAGTAAGCAGTGCAGACAAATCGCCCAACACAGCGACAGGATCAGTCGCTAAATGTTTCTTAAAGCCTTCAAGAGTGCCGTAATTCTTAGCGTATTCGCCGCCTACAGCGTTAGCTGCTGCAACAGCACGTTGCGCTGCTTCTGGGTTTGAATTGAATTGATTAACAAAATCAACAACTTGCTTAGGCAGCGCATTTTGCAACGCACCTGCGCCTACGTCGAGGATGCTGCTCGCAGTACCAATTGGATTTGTAATCGCTTGAACAATATCAGTCCCGTACTTTACCGCGCTAGGGATTAAGTTTGTTGCTGCACCATACGCAACATCGCCAGCACTCATTCTTGGTGCTTCTGTCTGTTGTGGCGCAGCTTGTTGAATAGTTGGCAGCGTAAATTTAGCGTCTAAATCACTAAATGGATTGTCTGCGTTTTGCTGTCGATTTGGCGTAGGTTGCGCTGCGCCAATTGCAAATTTTGTGTTTAGATCAGCAAAAGGATCATTTGCTGACATTGCTGGCGGGTTTGCGTCTGATGTTGCTGCATTTGCAATAAATTTCATCGCTTCTGGCCGTTGTCTAAATGATTGCGCTGTGTTGACAATTGCATCGACGTACTCAGGATGCTCTGCATAACCACCTTGTTTTAAAGCTGTAGCAAACTTTACTGCATCACTGCCTGAGCCTACGACGCTTGGATACTTGCGTTTAATTAAGTCTACAAAATGATCACCAAAAGCTTCAGGCGTCTCAAAAGCACGATACTTGTCAGTTCGACCATTATAGTTGTCGACAGCAGCAACGCCGCCGCCAGAGAAGTCCATAATGTTGCCCAGATTGTTAGTGCCCGGGATTACTGATTTACCCCAACCAGTTTCTAGACCCCATTGCGTCAGCAGAAGATCAGGGCTAACGCCGAGCTGATCACCTACTTTTGTCGCTAACGGGGCGTATTGCTGACTAAAGTTATCAGGTGTTGCCATTATTGCACCTTATACTTTTGCATTGAAGGCAATTGGAAAATAGAGCCTTCGACTTTGCGCCACTGATTGCTGATTGCAGGTAAGTTATTTTGTAGCTTAGGTATTGCAGCAGCTTCTTGAAAATAAGACGCTTTACGCTGATCTTGCATTGCCATCGCTTCTGCTAAGTCAAAGATAAACTGGTTCGCTTGTGGCGTGTTTGCTAACTTAGCGTATGTTTGTGCAGCATTTTTAGCGTCAGTCTCAGATGCAACGCCTTTTTGAGCAGCTAATACGTTCAGCAATTGTTTAGCGCCTTCAGTTTTAAAGATTTGTGCGTCTGTAGCGTATTTTTCAGCGCCTTTAACACCAGCAGAAGCAAGCACGCTTGATGCAGCAGCTTTAGCATCAGCACCAAAGCCTGTTTCTAAGTTCAAGCCACGCAGAATCTTAACGCTGTTGATCGTGTTCTGAGCATTTTCAGCAGACGCAATCGCAGGACTTAAAACCTTTTCCATCCAATTAGTGTTTAGCTGCTTTTGCGTATCTTGCACGACAGGGTTAGGCGCAAGCACAACGCCAGCATTGCTAGACTGAGGCGTAATTGGCAACGCTGTAGCAGTCTGCGCTGCAAACGGGTTGTTAATTGCGCCAACACCGCCAAGGTTCTCTAATTGCGTGCTTGCAACTTGCTGATTAGACTCGTTAAGCTTTGCTTGTGGCGTAGTCGCTAGCCCTGCAATACCTGTCATTAACGCTTCTGTACCTTTAATTGTGCCTTGAGCACCTGCATAACCCGGTTGTAAAGAAACGCCTAAAGTTTGAGGATTTGTAAGCATACCTTTCTCAGGCATAATAAAGCCCGGTCTATTTTGACCCGGCATAACAATGCCTGCACCCGGTGCTACTGACGTAGGCGCAACAAAATTCGATTTAAATACGTTGCCTTGCATAACTGCTTGATATTGTGGCGATCCGGGTACAAGACCAGCAGCAGCAGCGACTTTCTGAATTTCAGCAGGTGAGCTATGCGATGACAAAGCAGTCGCATACGCTTTCGGATCAATCATGTACTGCATCATTGCAGTGCGTCGATCCATGCCCATAGGGATTGGCATCGCAGAACCAGTGCCTGCTTGCACAGCATCCATGCGAGCAGCGTTAGTTGTTGTAGGGCCAACATCGCCTTGCAATGCGCCGCCAGCAAGTGCCATATCTCGTGCTTGAGATGGTGCAGTGCCGCCCCCAACGCCAAACAGATTTTGCACCTGTTGCATTTGTGCAGACGCAACTTTTGCTTGTTGCTCAGGAATCAGATCAGAAGCTTTACGACCGACATAAGCTTTTAGCAATTGAGCAAGACCTTGCACAGGGCTAGGTGCTACGTAGTGACCAGAGACCATCTGACCTTGAGGCTGTTCTTGCAACGCTTGTTGCATCAAAATGTCTGCATAACGCTGATTTTGAGCAAGCTCGTATTGTTGACGAGCAACGTCAGGCCCCATCATTGCAGCCATTGGGTTCATCGTTTGTGCAATCTGGTTAGCCATATTAAATCATCCCGTAATCAACGGTTTTGTACCCGTCACGTTCGCCAACAGCTTCTGGTGCAATCTTTTCAACTTCATCAGCCATATAGCCTAATTGCGTTGGGCCGCCCCAAATGTAATTGTACGAATATACGTTTAGACCGTTCTCGGCTGTGCCAATTTGTTTAATGTTTGTTTTTAATCTACGATCAGAAAACGTGCCTACAGGCGCCATAAGTCCTGCTGCGCCAAGGCCAAATAAGCCTTGCATCATTTGTGAGTTTGCAGCATTTTGAGCGTTTGTGCTTGCAAGCTGACCTTGATACTGAGCTTGTGTAGCGTTAAAAGTAGGCGAAGCAGCTACGTTGACTGGTTGATAACCTGAAAACTGAGGCAGCTGGATCTGCGAACCGCCCATAATTGCTGCAAGCTCTTGAAGTGGTTGACTACGCAACGCCAAATCTTGTGCAAGTTGTTGCTGCTGTGCAGTGTTTTGAAATTGTGCTTTGCCTAGCGATTGATTGTAGCCAAGACTTTGATCTGTGATGCCTTGATTGAAGTTTTGACCCATCGCTGTGTTGTACAAACCAGCGCCAGCAAGCTGAGCTTGATTGCCAAAATTGCCTAAGTTCAGCAGCTCGTTGACGCTTTGATTGCGTGCAGACATATCAAGATTGATGCCTTGCAGAGCAGCTTGATTATATAAATCGTTTTTGCTCATCTCACGATTGCGTAACGCTTTATCGTAAGCCTCGGTTCCGGGTGCAAGACCTTGATTTGCAAGCTGTTGCCTAAAAGAGACATCGCCAGCTTGAATAGTTGGGTTCAAACGCTGCAAGATCAAATCTTGTGCTGTTGTACCTGCGTTGATTGGCATCGCTGCAACGCCGCTTGTGTCAATACCGTATTGAAGCGGCACATCTGTCTTGGCCATGAAATTTGCAGCATTTGGCACATCTTTGTAACCGCCAAAGTCGTGCTTAATCTCAGTCGTAGTAGGCACAAAAGGCTGCGACAACACTGCTTGCACGTTGTCCATAGCAGTGCCACCGAGCTGCGCTAAACGTTGCTGTACTCGTTGCTGTGCGTCTAATGTTGCTTGCGCTGTAGGCGTTAATGTCTGCGTGACAGTAGGCGTGCCAACAGAAGTGTACGCACTACGATCAGGTGCTGTGCCTGCGCCTTTTAACGCCGCTTGATAGCCAGCATCGTCAAAGTATTTGTATTGTGAGCCGTCATCTGATGTGCCAGTTTGATAAAAAGAGTTTCGATTGATGTTTTTTGTGTTTTGCTGATAATTTGCCAAATCAGTGTTGAACCGTGTTTCATCAAACGTGGGCGCACCGTACGAAACTGTCTGCGTGCCGTAAGGCGTCACCATGTTAGGGTTGCTTAAACGTGAGCTAGTCTGTGCAGCGTCAATGTTTTGCTTGCCCTGTTCTTTAGCTGCTGCTAAATAATCTGGCACTGGTGGTGGACTGGTAGACTTACCCATAACGAACCCCTAAAAACCGACAATTTTCTTTTGTCATTGTCAAAAATATAATGTCACCGTCTTGCGAACCATCAATGATTCTAGCTTCTTCAGTGAATCCCATATTTGTCACTAATTTTATACTTTTAACGTGATTTGAGACTACTGGAACAATAATTTTCTTTACTTCGCATACATTAAAAGGATAATCAAAAATCGCTTTTAAATATTTTTTTGTCAATCTTGCTTCAATTGCAATGTGACAAAAAATTGATGCTTTGTTCCAGTTTTCGTAAATTACGCCTGCTACTGTTAAACCGTCTTTCTGTAAGCCAATAGCACTACTGCTTTCAGAGTAAAACTCGCCAGCAATTCGATCAGCTACCCAAGCGCCTATTTCAGCGCCTTGTACTATATTCCAGCCCATCCGAGCTGATAAACAATATCGGTTGATGCCCACAAGATAGTTGTACCTTGTGAAGCTGACTTAAACTGAGTAGAGCCACAGTAGCCGATGCCAGTGATCCCTTGCCAGTTATTGCTGATAATGTTGTCTGCACCCCAAAATGACGCATCCCATAAAGCAGAGTCCCAAAGACCGTAATTGCTAGGCGAAAACGCTAGTGATGCAGTCGTGTCTTGTAAGTCAAAATCGACGTTCATCCCAACAAACACTGCTGGTGCGCCATTTGTAAACAGGCTAGGTCTAGCTCGTGTAAAGTATTTTTTGACACCACGAGAGTCGAAGTAGTTAAAAGCTTGAAAAGCGTTAGCGTTAATGTTTGCACCGTCATCAGCGTAGGACTCATCCCATGCGTGTGCAACGTAGCCGTTAGCGCCAAAATAAGGCTCGTTTTCAAAGATTTCCCAACAGTTAGCAGCCCAGCCAGTAAAGTTACACCATGATTTTGTGATGTTATTCATTACGTACTGCTGCTGTTGACCTACTGCGATTGGCACATTTACGCTTAAAGCGTTATGTTTGGGGTCAAATATCATTTGCCAGCCAAAGGTATCGCCGTAAGTTTGTGTCGCAGAAGCAAAAGCGCCTTGGATCTTGTCTGACAACGCAATGCGAGGGTCTAAGCGTGAAGACTGCAAACTCGCAGCAAGTGGGTAAACGCCGTTATACGTCAAGATGACAATATCACCGCCGTACTTAATCATGCAGCGTTTACCAACTGGCTTACCTACACGCCATACGCCAATCAGCGACCATTTTGTGCTATCTGACGGATCTGTTCCTGCGTAAACGATGACTTCGCCATTTGAAGTGATGAAGACAAGATTATCATCAACGCCGTAGCCTGCATCAATTGTCCAAGTGCCTACGTTGACGAGAGTGCCACCGAGCTGAGCGACTGCGCTCATGTCAATAGAAGCAGCTGCGCCTTGAATCGACAAAGTAGGCAAGTACCACGCTTTAAGCGTATCGTTTTCAGTGAACCAAATTTGATTCTTGAATGTTGTAATGTTGTTTAAGTCTTGCTGATTGACGCCTGTAATTGTGGGCGTGATCCACGTAGTGCCGTTATAGACAATAGGATCATCAACGCCGTTTACAGCATATAGGTAGCCGCCAGCTGGTGTGGTGACGTTTACATATTCCCATTTAGCGTTTGACAGCCCAAACAGGTCTGGTGACGTTACAGCACCACCAGCAGTTACGTCATAGATTTCATCAGCGACAGCAGCAAATAATTTGTTTGTAACGCCTGACGAGTAGCCCATGAGAGACTGCACTTGACCGGGCAAACCTGTTGCAAACTTAGTGTAACCGGGTCGCAGCACTACGTTATTGACTGACGGAAACAAATTAGTCAGCTGCACAGCGTCAACAACGTCCATATTTGCAATCGAGTCTCGCACGTTCCAACCGCCGATAGGCGAGGGCAACGATGCAACACGAGCTGCGTTGTGCTGTACTAGCTGATTGATGCCTCTGCGTGTAGCCATGTTAATTAGGGCCGTAACCAGTGTCAGGAATGTTGTCGTAGCCAATCAGCACTGTGCCGGGTCGTGGCGCAAATGACAGATTTGCAGCACTCATGTCTTGTGCGAGTACTGTCTCTAGCTCAGTCATGTAGTTTCTGTACATTGCTGTCGTGTCAAAGCCTTTAGCCTCAAAGTACTTCAACTTTGTCATAAGAACCATCAAACGATCAGGGTAAATACATCTGTCGCTATCTGCTGTAAATGAGTTTTTAGCAGTGCCGTCTGCTGCTTCTGCCCAACCTTGTGAGCGATACTCGTATCCAAGTAACTCATTGGTTGAGACACCCGGCCAGATTTGAAACGTATTTCCTAACAAACGCCAGCGAATACGAGGTCCAGTCGAAATGAAGCCAGATAGCAACCATTCCCATTGCTGTGCGTCTGTTGGCCCTAGCATTTCCCAATGCTTGGCCTTATCCCAATGGGTACGTGGCACAGTCGCATCATAGTCAGCAGGCAAATCGTATTGCACTTTCATAAAGCACAAATTAGATGCCAAGTAAGTGCCTGTTGCAGGCTGATTTACTGTGACTTGCGTTAATGAGTCTACGCTAACGATATAAACAGCATTTCCTAGACCGTTGCCTGTGACTTGATAAGTTGAGTCAAAGCCTACGGTGCTAGGAATGTTTGTAATCGTGTACGTGCCAAGAGTAACGTCACCAATCGTGTTAGTGAAGTCTGTCGTAAACAAATGCTGCTTTGTAAGTCTGCGCCAATCGCCTTTCTTCAGTAGCTCGTAGCCTGATGCGTTCATCAGAGCTAGGATCTGGATAACGTCTTGATTGGTGTTACCCGCTACAGAGTTTGGTGTTGATACGCCTAGCTCGCTTGTTACTTGCGTAACTAATTGCAGCATTGTTGACATTTATTCCTCTTTCTTCGGTCTACCAACCTTCTTTTCAGCCATGAGAGCAGCAAGTTGCGCTTTTAATTCAGCTACTTCTTGCTTTGTACTCTCTATTTCAATTTGGCTTTCAGACTGGTTTTTGTTCAACAAGAAACTTCTAGCTTTATCACGCAAACCTGTTGCGCCCATGCCTACTTTCTGAAGTTGCATATCTGAAGCAGTAGCTACTTGCTCAACAGTTTGAAACTTCAAAATGCTTAATTCTTCTAATTGCAATTGATTAAACTCAGTCGGTCGACTTGTGTGCCAATCTTTTAACGGCGTGCCAATCATCGCAGCATCGTTGTTTTGCATCTGATAATGTAGCCACTGGCGAGGAAATCTCGTTTTATGGCTCTCACGTACAGGTTGCTCAATAATGTTTGTTTTATCACCGGGCACCACTATTCTAACAAATGGCGAACCTTGATAGGGCTTTTTTACATCTGTACTTGGGTGTTCAAAAGTATAAAACTCAACAAATAACTGTGAGTCTGCATTACGAATATCGCTATCTAGTCCCAAAATCCTCTCCCGTTAGATAAAAACGAGAGAGCAGAGTTGCCCCTACTCTCTCATGTACTACTTTACACTGATGCTTTGCTGAACCAAGCGTAATCGCCTGAAACTAAAGCAACAGCAGGACTTGTGTACGAACCGCCAGAAGCTGTAGCTGCAAATGTGGTTGCGTCTACAGAACAATCTGCATCCGAAGCCGCAATGCTTGCAGTAGCTTTTGCTAGAACGTACAAACGACCGTCTGAACCAAAGACTTGCAGCCCAAGAGGCCCGCTTGTCGGTACAGCAGTGCCTGCGCTGTTAGTGTTAGTGGTAACAGTGCTAGTAAGCGTAGCACCGATGACTGGCGAGACTGAATAAGCCATGATAGTTTCCTTTTATGTTAATTAAGCAATCAACACGCCGTTAAACTGAGGGCCAGACGATGTGAGGTTACCGGCCCAGCCGATGAGCTTCACAATTGCATCTTGGTTAACAGCTTGACGCTCGCCGCCGATTGGCACGAAGTTACGGTCAACGTGAGGACGGAACATCAAATACTTGGTGTTCAGAAACCACATATGATTTGCGGTAGCATCGTTACCGATACCGCCGTCTAGCACAACGTCAGACGCCATGCCAGCACCGTAGTACTTCAAGCTAGCAAAACCAGCACCTGCGCTAGAGTTGCCACCGTCAGTGATACGCTGAATCGACTGAAGCGATTGCAAGTACAACGAATAATAGTTGTTATCGCAAACGATCAAATCAGGCTTGTCTGTGCCACGAATCAGCTGAACAGCGACAGAATCCATGTATTTTTGGATATTTGACGATGAAACAGCAGCAGATCCGTCAGTGACGCCAGAGTAAGAGACTGAGCGCCAGAAAGACCAAGTAGCACGATTGATGCCGCCGTATGTGCCTGACGAAGGCGCATCAGGAACAGCCGCACCTAGTCCAGTGATGTTTTTACCGCTGTTGCCGGTACCATCAAGATAAATGTCTTGAGAAATACGATTGGCTAACTGCGCTTCAGCAACACTCATACGACCGTCAAGCAGGTCAATAATTGCTTCTTTACCGCTGTTTTGAATCATTTCCAAGCCAGAAATCGACACTGCTGCCGCATACTGGGTGATGGAAAATTGGGCCGCCGAGATAGGACTATTTTGGCTGACGTTTAAAACTTCATATCCGGAATAAGAATTTGTATTATCCGTTGCGCTATCGGTGTACATAATCTCTTGCAAAATTACGTTACCGCCGCTAAAAGTCTTGACGTTGCCGCGTTCTTTCAAACGACGAAGCAAGGCGTTATTGTTTGTTACGTTGTCAGCAAGTTCACCGGTGCGGCTTTGAATGTTAGTCGCAATGATGTCGCTGATCGAGCTATTGGCGAAGGCCATAGTTACTCTCCGATTAGGTTATCAAAAGCGTTCGTTAAGACCGTCAAACTGTTCGGCCAATAATGAACGTCTATCTTGCGCTTTGGTAGCCGTGTTCACTCCGGGTGTAGAGCTTTTTACGCTGACCGCTGCCGCCCGAGCAGATTTTGCTGCTCTATTAGCTGATTCTCGTTTAGCAGCTTCAGTCTTAGCTTGTGTGCTTTGCTGTAGCTTGTTAGACAGAGACTCATCTAGGCGTAATGCTTTGTTATACGCTTCGTCTAAGTTTTGAGCCATTCCTGAGTTCAGAAGCTGGATCATTGTCGGGCGAGCGTCTTCAAAAAACTCAGCTTTATCAGCAAAAACGTTAATTTCACCTAATAAAGCTTGGTTCTGTGCTTCTTCTTGCTGCTGTTTCCATGACGAAACTTCATTTCTGACGCTCGAAAGCTCATTTTGAAGCATTGACACAGTGGGATCAACATACTGTTGTTGCAGATTGTTGATTTCCCCTAAATTTACACCATATTGCTGCGAAAGAGTAGAAAACATTTGCGCTTTTTGCTGAGGCGTGCCGTGTCGCAGCACGTTGTCAGCATCCATCAGAGCTTTAATCGCTTGTGGGGGCGCAATTCCTAGCGTTCGCAGATTGTTCTGGTAAGGTTCAATTGCTTGCTGGATTTGATCTGCAAACTGAGCTTTTGAGAGTAAAGGCTCAACGCCTTTCTTCATCTCTTCTTCACGCTGCCATGCGTATTCACGCAGCTTCGGATCTGCTGTTTGCCAAACTTCGTGATAGTCTTTTTTCCACGAAGCGGGTGGTCTATCCCATATTGGTGGCTCTGGTGCAGGCTCAGGTGCTACATTTGTAGCTGGCTGCACATCAACAACAGGCTGCGCTTCTTCAGCAGCGTCGAATTGTTGCATTAACAGCTCTTTTCTATCTAGTTGCTCATCGCTCATAAATACTCCCTCAAGTAATTTTTCTGCGTAAATCTGTCAAAATTCGCTGCGCTTCTTTGTGCGTCATGTTACCAAGCTGCTGTCGTAGCGTGTTGCGTCTGCTCTCTTGCGAGATAGGTGCGTACTGAGTCTGCATCTTTTCGTTGCCTACTTCGATGCAGCCATTCGCTTGCAAGTGTTCTCTGTGTCGTGAGCGACTTGTGATCATAGAGCCGTCAATCATGCTTTGATAAGGTTGAATGTCTGGCATCACAAAAGGACCGTACACTCGCTCAAGATGTTCATCCGAGCCTTTCTCGACTAATTCACCGTCAACGTAAACGTAAGTCTTCTTCATAACAGAGCCAGCACCTCTTCATCATCCATTTCAATATATGCGTCATAGATTTGCTGCACTTTTGATAAATCAGCTATGAGAGCATCAAAATCAACAGTCTTAACAAAATCTACTTCATTTAGTTCGCTTATTGTAGCTTGCTTAATGAATGGTGCAGCAATTTCTTCTGCAATTAGTGGCTTACCCTCGACTAAATGCTCAAAAAGAGCTAAAACGTCATCCCTGCGCTTTTTCTGTTTTTCAGCTTCTTTCTTTCTGCGTTTTGGCCCACCGTCGTGCATATCCATTACGACAATAGGCGCAACCTGTACAACGCCTGTAAATGAGCCAGAGTCGTTTTGATCTGTAGCGTCTAAAACGCCAGTAACTGTGAGCGTCTGAAACGCATCAGGCTGAAACGCATTAGTCTGAAAAGCTGCTGTCATACAACGACCCAGACGCTACCTGAGGGAACAGTGACAACGACACCGCTATTGATGGTGATTGGCCCTGCACTCACAGCGTTATTGCCTGTGCCAATTGTGTAGTTTGCAGAGATGATTGCAGCGTTTTCGTACAAGCCTTTAGTCGTGATGTTGCCGCTTGCTGGTGCAGAGCTTACCCAGACGCTACCGTCAGAAGTAAGTACATTGCCAGCAGTTCCAACAACAGTAACGCCAGTGCCACCGTTTGCGACAGGTAGAGCTGTGCCGCTGTACGAGATTGCAAGCGTTCCTGAGCTTGTGATGGGCGAGCCAGCAACGCTGAGAAATGCAGGCACACTTGCAGCAACGCTTGTGACGCTACCAGAGCCTTTATTGTTGAACGTTGTCCAGTCTGTGCTTGTTAAGTAGCCACTAACAGACGTTGTGGCTGCTGGCATTGCAAGGTTTGGCGTAACGCCGCCAGATGACGTAAGCGGGCTTGTCGCTGAGACTGAATTAACGTAAGTACCTGCTGCTTGCTTACTGTTAAACGTCGACCAATCAGTCGAAGTCAAGTAACCATTGACTGCTGCTGTCGCTGCTGCCATTGAAATGACGGGTGCTGTGCCGCCTGACGATGCGACTGGTGCTGTCGCTGTGACGCCTGTGACTGTGCCTGTGTTGCCTGTTAACAACACTCCGTTAGCAGTGACAGTATTCGCAAATACAGCAGTCGAGTCTTGATTGATCGTTAACGCTGTGACTTGCGTAATCGTCGTGTTTGGCGTCACCTTAACAACAGCTTTTGCACCACGAGCTGTAGCACCCCAGTTCTCTGTAGCAAGGCCTTCAATCGAAGCTTGAGGATACCCACTTGATGACGTTGTACCGTAACCTGCTAGCTCAAACTTGCCTAAACTGTCGCCGCTTAGTGGTGCTTGCGGTGCAGCAAATGTGCCACGAAACTTAGCGACACGCATAGACGAGCTATTAGCATCTGCTGAGTAACCACGAATACCGATGCGACTCGTTGAGTTGTTATCGCCATAAGCACGCAGCAGAATGTCTGGTACAGCAGTCGAATTGATGCCCAGACGAGAAACGTTAGTCAATGTCTTAGCGTTTAAGTCTACTGCTGCTGTTGCGCCTGTGTACGGTACAGCACTTACGTCAGCAGCAGTTAATACGACTGCGCCTGTGTAGCCGTTGACGCTTGTAACTGCGTCTGTGTTATCAATTTTCTGCCAGATTGATCCATTAAAGACAGCCCAATCGCCGATTTGCCAATCTGTGATGCCGTTAAGGTTTGTCGAACCAGCCACGTTAACAACATAGTAATAACCTTTAGTTCCAACGCTTGATACAAGTGCAGGCGTGTTTGTTGATGCGTTCCAAGTGCCTTGATAGTTCAAATCGCCCATAGGCGGGATCTGGCTAATTGGCACTTGACCGCCAGCGTCAAGAGTAGCAACACCGTTAGCAACGCCAGCATTTAACTCTGCTGCTGTGCCTAGACCTACGACTGTGTGATCAGCGTTCCAGTTACTAGGCCTGACTAAGCTCGTGTCAGCAGAATCGACAACAGCACTTACAAATGGGTGTTTTACGGTAACTGTCATGAGTTGCCTCGAATAATCGTTCCTGCTGTGATGTCGACGCTTTGACCAATGAAGATGTCAACAGTGTTTAATATTAAGTCTGCGCTCGCTGTGCTGACAGAGCCATCCATGATGACAGAAACGCCGTCAGATTTAAAGATACGAAAGAATGTAGCTGCGCCTGTTGCCACAGCGTTTGTTTGCGTAACAGAGCTGAGTGTAAGTGTGCCATTTGTGTCAGTGCCAAAGACGCCTACAACAGGCATACTTACAAGCAACGTCTGCGTAGTAATCGCTGTATCTGCGTTGACTGGTTGCACACCGTTGTACAGATTAAACAACGCATTAGAGCCAGCATAAGTAATCAAACCTTCGTTTTGAGCGTGTCTAACAGCGTTTGAATATTCAAGCGTCATTGCACAACCTCAACGCCAATGACTTTACCGTCAGCGCCACGAATCACTCGTTTAGGTGCTGATGCTGCGTTTTTAACGCCCTCAATCTGAGCCATTGTCTGCGCTTGCATTTGCAACATATTCTGATGCAGCTCTGTCATTCTGTTAATTGCATCATTGAGGCTGCCAGCAAGTTGTTGAACCATTTGTTTACTTTGTAGCTCTTGCGCTTCGAGTAGTGGTACGTCAACGCCCGGGTTAGCAGCAATACGAGCTAAATTAAGCTTGTTTTGCGCTTCAAATTGTACTTTCCACGCTTCAAAGTCTTGTTTCTGCTTCTCTAAAGCTGCTTCGCTCTGCATCTTGACTTGCTCGATTTGCATATCAGCCTCAGTGCGTGCTTGCTCTCGCTGTTGATCTGCTTGCATCTTCATCATTTCAGGATCTGGCTGCTGCTGCTGCGTTGATGCTTGCGCTTGCTTCTGTTTCATCTGCTCAAGAGCTTGATCAATTGTGCCCTCGATTGGTGCTGCTTGCTTGTATGCAGAGATGCCAAACTTGACCATATCAATGAGCATAGGCACTAACTCTGGTGCTTGTTGACCCATTGGTAACGCTTGCGACAAGAAACCACCCATAGCTTGTAGAAACTCTACTCGTTCACGTTTATTCTGATTCTCATCAATCTGCACGAGACTATCAGCTGCGACTTCAATTCTGAAGTTACGTAATGGTTTGTCTTTGAGCAACATCAACGCTTGAGGTACTAACTCTTTGTCAGCGTCACTCATTTGCTCAGCAGCAGAGTATTGAATAATCGTCTGTGGCTGAAACTTAGAGCAAATAATCTGCGCTTTGAGACGAATCAGCTCTGAGGCGAAAAGTGCAACGTCTTCCTGCATCGAGCGAAGTCGAAGACCTGCGTACTGTCCTTTGATTTGCTGAGCTGTCGCTGTTTCGCTTGCCGAAGTTTGACCACGAACAATGTCTGAAATACCCGTAATTTCATAGATTTGCCCCTTGATTTCGTCTCTAGCTCGATAGCACTGAATCAATGCGCCTGCAATCTGATCAATTGGTAAGATGTCGATTGAGCCTTTTAGACCGCCTTTCTCGCTAAAGCCCATCCATTTGTCGACAGGAATCAACGTATTGTTGTCACCCTCAGTCAGTAGACGTTGCAAAGCTGGTTGCGACGAGTCGTAGACGCCACGAATACGCAAAGCTTTGACAAGACCGTCGATCCTATCTGTCAAGATGTCTAGCTCTTGCGCTTGATCTTGATACAGCACAAAGTCAGCAACAGGTACAAGCGTGTCACTTGTCATCGTTGCGTAGAGAGGCTTAGCGCATGGGAAAAACGACTCTAGTTCAAGAGGATCATCACGTTCGTCAATGATGACGCCTGAGTTTTTGCTAAACCAGTAAACTTTCTCAGTCTCTAGGTCCCACAATTCACAGATTTTTGCTCGTGTGAAATCTTTATTGTTTTGCGTGTATTGCTTGTTGCTTTCAGGACCTGCGTCGAGAGGGATTTTGTTGCCTTCGTCTTCGCCAAATCGTTCGACAAGAGCTTCACGAGTCATGTACACCCAACGCCAGACTTGCGTGACTTCTTCCCAAGTGCGAGCGACTGAGTGCCCAAAGTCTTTCCAATGCACGTAGTCAGTAGGCGCACATTCGTACTCAATCTCTTCCTGCGGTTCTGCATCCATGCCAGCAGAGCCGTCAAGAGCCTCAGAGTTTTCTGAGTTATCGCCTGTTTCTTTGTCTACGTCTTCTGTGATTTGATACCCATCATCAGGCATATCCTGCGCTACAACGTGTGGCTCATATCGAACCCATGCAACGCCTCGACCGCCAAGAAACCTATCTTCAACAGCGTGACGCATTGCACTGCGAAAGTCTGAATAATGCTCAATCTCAAAGTCTAACGCACGCTCAACAAGCTGCGAAGCTACACGCCCAACGGGATCGTTATCACCGTAGCGACGATTTACAGCAGCTTTAGGCAATCGTGCATACACAGCGGGAATTAACGTCTGAACGTTTGACCACAAAATATTAAACTTTGCTGTCTCATTTGTGTTTGCATTGCGATTATCGTCACGATAACGCTTCACAATCTTAGTTGTGCGTGCTTCCCACTTCTTAAACTCATTGTCATATTGAGCAATGATGTTCAGATACTTCTGAATGCCTGTGAGAGCTTCCATGATCAAACCTTAAAATTTATGCGAGAGATTTACGCCAAATTGCGGCATAAACAGCCCTAAGCGTTGCCCGCCTGCTGAGCCTCGAACACCTGCGCCACCTGCGTATGGGCTAATTGTCGTGTTCTCATCAATAGGTATGTTGCCTCTGATTTGACCAAAGCCTGATGCAATATTGTTGCCATAACCGCCTGTGCCAATTGCACTGACATAAGGACTCATATTTGCTTCAGGCGAGTTCATATCGCTTTGACTTGCATACTGAGGCATCATATCTGGCGCATTTGACGGTTGCATCATCTTTCTCGCTTGCTCTTGCGCTTGCAAGAATTGAGCTAAAAGCTTTTGCCTTTCATCGTCAGTTTGATACTGAAAGTCCATTTAGAACCTCTTAAGTGAACAGACCAACCGCAACGACTGAGACGCCTGCGCCTGTTGTGACTTTCCAGCCGGACGTAAAAGAGGCCATATTCAGCTCAATATCAAGCACGCCAGTACTAGCGACAGGTGCGGGAACGATTGCAATCGCTGTTACACCGTCAGTAAGCGTGACTGTTGCTGTAGCTGCTGAGCTAATTGTGCAAATGAGACGATGCAAGTAATCACCTGCTGCGCCTGCACCACCAAGCATTTGTGTCGTTTGTGAAGCTGCGACTGTTTCGTATTGATAGCCATAACCACGTTGTACACCGCTCATAATCGACTACTCCTTTTCGTTGTGTGGGTTGCCCACATATCTTCTAGCGTTACAGTGTTCTCAGGTCCTACCATAAGAGGCTTGACTCTATCAACTGGCTTAACTTTAGGCTCTAAACGCCAAGCGACAGCCATCATTCTAAAAGCGTCAGCAGGGTGCGATGTCCAGTCGTGTCTTGGGCTACTTCTAAACGCTTTCTTGTCTTCATCGTACTCACGCTGATACTGTCGCAGAGCTTCAAGACCGTCAGAACACTTAGTTTTATCAAACCAACACATCGGTAAACACTGCCGCACTGCTTGAATTCCGTCTTGTACGCCAAGATCAGGCACAATTGCCATGTTGTTAATGCCTAAATGTTCAGCGAGTTGCTCAATCACAGACTTACCCTGCGCTGCTAGAGTTTTCGCTCTCGCATCATGCGGAAGTTGATGCTTTCCGTATTTATAGGGCTTTTCTTTGATTATTTTAGCAATTTCATCAATATTAGCACCGGAAATAGCAAAAAAGTCGATTAAATGTATCTCGTTGCGAATAACTTGATACCACCAAATCGCTGTGTCATCACGATAACCAAGATCCCATGAGGTGTAGCAGGGCGTTGCTGGATCATAAGGTACATCAGTGATGCGACCCTCATCTTCAGCGACACGCAAGTCAACGCCATAATATGCGCCTAGGATACTTGCTTCAAATGAGCACTCGTATTCCTGAAGATACTGATCCTCAGAGATTTGCGCTCGTGCTGCGTTCAGCTCAGTCTGAGGTAAAAGCCCTGACTCTGATGCTGCGAGCTTTAAACAGAACCATTCACCATCGCTTTTAGTAGCTTGATCGTAGATTGCCCAAAACTGGTTCTTTCCTTTTGGCGTACCTGCAAAGACAGCCCATCCCTGTTTGTCGGATAGCGTTGGTCGAATTACGTTACCCCAAACGCTAGGTCTGAAGTCACCGTACTCATCCATGAAAACGCCTGAGAATCCTAAGCCACGCATTGCGTCTGCGTTGTCAGCACCAAATAGACGGATCTTTGCACCTGTCACTAGCTCAACTGTCAATTCAGCTTCGTTTGAGCTTCTGAGTACAGGTGCTGCAAAGTGTTTGAGATAGTCCCATGCAACGCTCTTAGCTTGCGAGCGATACGGTGCAATGTACGCATACAGTGGGTATTCGTCTTTGCTCATTAGAGCTGCACGCACAATGTCGTTAATAGCTGCAACAGTCTTGCCTGCTCGGCGATGGGCAACTAAGCACGCCCAGCGTTGTGTTCTGTTGTGGAATGGTTTAAACGCTACTCGTGGCGAGTAAGGTAGCGTTACCTCTCGTCTTGCCATTTTACGACCAGTTCAATAGGTCCGTTATCTGCGCCTACGTGTTCTTGTCTCGCTAACTTAGGCACATGGTACTCAGCGACAGCCATGAAACACTCAAAAGCTGTTTTTGGACCATATCGCTCATCTGATGCGATTTGATCGAGCCAAGTCTGTAGTCTGTCAGCGTTACCGTCTACAAAATTAGCAATCGCTTCTCGTGCTTTTGCTGTTGCTTTGTTTGGCACACCTGCGACTCTGCCCTTACCTGCGTTAGGTGGCATTCGTTTAGCAGTTTTCTGTACTTTAGTGCTTTCCATATCTTTCTCAATTGTCTTAGAGCTTTAGATAGGTTAATTATATGTCACTTCTTAGGCTCTTTAGCTGTCTTAGCTGCGTCTTTGAAGTCTTTAGCAGTAGGCGCACCCTTGCTGCCTACTTTACGCATCTTTTCGCCTGAGCCATTCTTAATGCGCTCTTGCTTTGCGAAGATATTCGCATAGAGACCCGCTTTCATACTGTTTTCTAGCGTTTACGCATCATTTCGTAGTTGCTCATGTAGCCATCGCCTCGTACTGAGGGCATTGGTGTTGGTTTTGCAGCCATGCTACCCATGCTGTTTGGCATTGGTTGTCCCATTTGCACTGACGGCTGCATAAAATCGCCTTGTTGCTGCATCGAAGACGGCATCGGTGCTGAACCAACGTTCATACCGTAGTCTGGCTGCGCTCGTGTCATGTTTTGCATATCAGCGTTAGACATTGCAGCCGAGCCCATTGCTGGTGCTGAAATTGATTGCAAAATTTTCTGCATTTGTTGCTGTTGCAGCATTTGAGCTAGCTTCTGTGCTTCTGGGTTTTGGATTGCGTCATTCATAGCGTTGTCCTTATTTTAGAAAGCGTAATTGATACAGCGTTGAGTCGATTAACTGTGCAATTTCATCAATGATGTTCTGTAATTGCGTCTCTTGCGGCAGCTCTTTTCTGATTTCTTCAACAAATTCGCTAAGACTTTTTAAGTATTGCTGAGGATTCTTTGCTAAATGAAACTCATCTGGGTACTTTTTAATCTTTTCGTTGCAGCCTTGATACGTTTCAGTAAAATCGTCGACTAAATCGACAATAGTTGAGTAGTATTTTTGCAAAGCCTTATGTTCTGCGTAGCTTTCAGTTTGAAAGTGCATGAAGTGTGCGTTTGTTGCGCTATGTAGCAGCGTAGATACAAAAGTAGCAGGAAAGTCCATTTACGCCTCGTTTTCGATAGTCGCAACGACAATTGTACAAGCACCGCCTGATTTAATCGAGCCTCTTGCAATCTCTATTTTGTCAAATTGCTCATCATCATCAAAGACTCCTGCGTCTTGTAAGCTATCTAATAAAGCTTTAAGACGATTATCCAAATCAATTTTTCTCTTATCTCGTGGAAATATCGTAATAATTGCGTGCAATCTGTGTGCGCCAAACTTAGGTATTTTGTGCTCTGCAACATATTCGCTGACAGTCATCTTGTATAAACGAGCTTTCAGACTAAGAATAGTTCTGCCACGAAAATTACTCCAATAACTGTTTACAGTCGGTGGCAACGGTAATTTGAGCGTAGCTAGCATTTGATCAAGTCTCGTTCAAAAAGCTCGCCTATCGTCTTTCTATGCGCTTGTTCCCACATCTCTCGACGTTGTTCTCTGCTGAGCTTGTTGCCTTGATCAATTTCTGCGTGACAAGTAAAGCACAGTGCAGCGACTCGATAGTCAGAAGCTTTGATGCCTCTGCCTTTACCGTCAAACAGCTGATTTGAGTGCGCTGCAACGACAGTACCGTCTTCAGAGTCGCAAAGCTGGCAAGGCAATACTCTGCAAGCTTTTAAGAGTTTCGCATTTCTATACATTTCTGCTTAGCCCATAATCGTAAGTCGTTGCTCAACATCTGAATATCAACAGCGACATCTGCTGCTGCTTCAAACTTCAACATTCTGACTAAATCGTGATAATGATTGATTGCTGTTGTTAATTTTACTAAAGTTTCACCGTAATCTGTCATTTTGTTAGCCTGTCAATTGTTCTGTTGTTTGCTTCTTGTGTGCGCCAGACTTCGATTCTGAGCTTTGCTGACTCTAAACGATACTTTAGAAGCTCAGCTTGCTCTGTAGCTTCACCGATAGCTTTGGCTAACTCTTGATACTTTGGATCAGCATACGCTTCTCGCTCTTGTGCGCCAATTGCAGTCTCGTAGCTGCTTTTCATAAGAATCGCTTTGAGACTGCTTTTAAACACCTCAAGCTCTGCAAGTCTACCCTTAGCACGAGCATACTCTGGTGCGTTGTCAAAGATGTACTCGACAGCTTTGTGCGGATCTATCTCATTCATGCGCTTCTCTTGCGACGAGTTTCATGCCAAATTCGTTAATACCTTCAGATATTGCTAAGTTTTGTTTCTTTTTGAGTATATTTTTCTTGAAAACGTCAAAATCGACTCTGTGATGCCACCTGTCGTAGCGCCAAGCTAACGATGCAAAGTCTGGATAAGCGTCTACAAGCGTCTGTGACTTCTCTTTCTTTTTGTCACCATCAGCGTACAGCTCTGTTGTGTTGCCGCCTTTCATGCTTAGCGTTGCCGCTTTGTCTTGCAAAAATGCGTTAAAAATAATCGTACACCATCCGTCTTTTAAGACATCTAGCGAAAGAGCAACGTCTTCGTTGTATTTGAGCTTCCAACGATGCGGTAAATCATTGCGTATCAAAATACACGAGAAAATGCGTGTGTTCAGTCTAAATGCTGGCATATCTGTACGCTCTTCAGCAAAAAAGCGATATTGAAAGCCTGCTTGTGCAACGTTCTCGTATCTGTCTGTGAAGTCTTCAGCTGCTCGAAAGATTGCGCCTGATTTACACGGTATGCGTTTGTTTTTATAAAGTCGAGCAAAGCCGTGAATATTGTCATCAAGTATCCAGTGAAAAGCGTGTCCTTCACTGATTGCGTGCTCCCAACACCAATTGCGAGCAGGGTAACTGCCTAGACCAAGATTACTGAATGGCAATACAAGGATCTTTTTTTTGTCAATTACAGCAGCATATTGATCGTATTCTTGCGCTTCAATCACAATTCTGTAAGCAACGCCCATTTGTTCTAAAGCTTTGCTTGTTTTGCGTGTATCAGCACGACCTTTCGAGATGATGTAGACAGGGTACTTAGGATGCTGTTTCATCGTCGATCCACACTTTTTTGTCTACGTTTACTTTAACGGGATACATCACGCTTTTAGTCGTAAAGTGTATGCGCTTGCCTATCAGCTCAGAAAACTCGTTCATATCTTCGACAGTGATGAAATTAACGACGATTGAGTGAATTGTTTTTAGATTACTCTGCTCAAACTCTGGCATACCTTGCCATTCACGTTTCCAGTCAAATTCTTCGTCTCCAAATAAATCTTTCATTTTTCTTGTCTCCAGTAAAACTCATTCAGCTGCATACATTGTTGGCTAATCATTTTCAGCGAGTTAATTGCGTCAATGAGAGCCATGCTCTGCTCAGTCATAAACTCAAACTGTTTCTCTATTTCAAGTAAGTTGAAGATTTGCACTTCAAGTTCGCCTGTGATGTTTTCAAAGTCTAATGCTGCTTGTTTTGTGAGTTTCATGATGTACCTTTATTGAGTTTCAGAAATACGCTTAGCAATACGAGTTCTAAATTGGCCCATGTCTTCGCCGGGTCGTGGCGTCAAGCTCAGCTCTCGACTTTTGTCCATCGTCAGCTGATCTGTAGAGTACCACGGCAAAGCTGGCTTCTTTGGCTGCTTTGGCTGCATATCTAGCTCATCGTAATAACGACCTTGATTGAGCCATGTGGCAGGGTGCGGGATAAAGTCTTTTTCTGTTTCTTTGATCTTCCAGTACTCTAAATGCGTCTCTAACGCTTCGACAGCTAATTCTTGTTCATCTATAGCTAGTTTCTTAAACGCTTGCATAGCAGTCTTTTTAGCGACTTTGCGAGGGTATTTAAGCCAAAAGTCTTCAAAAGTCATTTCTTTGCTCCAAATATTCTTGTTGCAGCGTCAAGCCCTAATGCTTCTGTAAGTTCTCTGCGAAGCCTAACGACTTCTTCAGCATTTTGAAGCATACCTTCCATTAACGATTGATTTGAAAATTGCAACTGTCGAATGTACTCAGCGGCTTCAGTCTGTTCTTGATGCGTCATAAAAAACCCGTTTTCCAAGTTTCTCAGTATTTGTTTTGGGCTAATTAGATTCATTTTCCCATCCGTTTAAATCGTAAAGTGGTATTGGTTCATCATCATCACAACAATCTTTGTCAATGTAACAATGCTCTGTATTTATTTCTTTCCACGCCACAGGTTTTAACGCAGCTAACGAATCAGCAGCTTGCCTAAAAGCACAAGGATTGTATTCAGCGTTGCAGCGACCGCCACAAGCTTCTTTAAATAGATGTATGTAATCTGTTTTTGTCATTCTTTGTCTCTTGATTTGATTGCTTCTGAAACACGCCTAATCCATTCGTTTTTAGGTCGCAAATTGTTATAAAAATCATTACATATTTCAATACAAGCTTCACGCTCTTGCATAACTGCCGTTTTAATAGCTAGTCTTGCTGCTGTTTCACAGTCTGCAAATCCTCTGTCGTACATAAGATTAAGCATTTTCTTTAGCTTTTCTGATTCATCAATCTTTTTGTTCATAGTCGTAATCCAAATGGCGCATGAGCGTGAGTAATTGCGAGGTTTTCGTACTCATCTGTCGATTCTGTCACTGTTGGCGCTTGTCTCACAACGACAAACGTAGCTGGCGCTGCTCTGCGTCGACCGTCACCAAGCTTCTCAATCTTGCCGTTGCGCTGAAGTCTGTTTAAGTGCGTATAAATGCTTTGTTTCTCAAGACAAAGATACTCAGCAATGTCCTTTGTCGTTTTTGGTGTCTTGCAATACTTTAAGATGTTTTCAAGCGTGCTCATTTGTTTAATTCCTTCAGGTGATGCTCAATCATTCTGATTGCTTGTTTTCGTGTCAAAACAGTTTTTTCAATCATTGCCACAACATCATCTGCCAGACCGACCCATTCTTTGCGTGGCGGTGCGGTGTAAAGAGGAATCTTAAATCGAGTTCCTTTATGATTTTCGCTTGAATGTTTGCAAATAAACGTATCCCAATTGCCATCTTTAGCTAAATCTAAGGCATCTGCGTAAGCCACAGGCTCTTGCTCAGGTTGTGCGAGTGCGGCTTCAAGGGCTGCAATAGCGTCACTGACAATTCCACCTATAACAACTTTGCCTTCATCCATTGTCCCTGTTGTATCAGTTACGCCATTTGAAAAGTCAGCTTGTTCATCAACTAATTCCAAAGCATCCAATGCTTGCTGAAGTAATTCACGGCTCATTTCGACCCCTCTGCCTTAGTGATTGCTGCTTGTGCTTTCTTTTGCGCATCCGACATTGGGGAGTGCGGTGGCTTCAAAAACTCATAGCTCCGCAACATTGCTTTCAACGCCTCAAGTAAATCAGGCGCAGCGGCTATTAGTCGGGCGTTGGCTAAAGTTTGTTGCTCACCACGCCAGCCCGATAAATTGCAAATAAGCGCACCTTTATCGTCTTGAACTTCATAGCCGCCTTGATGCCACGGTGCTGCTGTGTGCTTAATCATTTCGTCACCTCTGCCTTAGCGATTGCTGTTTTGGCTTTGTCTTCATCAGTAGGCCAGTCAGGGTCATAGGTAAACTCAGGATCCCAATTGTCAATCCAAGTCATCACCTGTTTCAACGCCTCAAGCAACTCCTGATTCAGCGAGTGCAAGCGGCGAAGTTCGGTGGCTGTGTTGTCACGCTCTAAGTACAGCAGATAAGTGCCACGCTCTAGGGCGTCAGCCAAGCGCAAAGCCTCTGGTTGTTTTGTGTCTGTCATTTTGTCACCGCATCAATAATTGGATACGCTGTGCCGCTGCTCACAAAGTTGCTGTGTTCATCAAGTGCGTAGAGTGGTGTTGGCATTAGTGTTGCAGGTGGTTCAAAAGTATATAAACCACGATTTTTGCTTTTCCACGCAACAGGCTTCAACTCTTTGAGTTCACGGGCAGCGGCTAGGGCTTCTTCAAGCAATTCATCAATGTGTGCTTGCTCTTTGACCAGCTTGGCGTACATAATGTTGTCAATAATTAAATCAATCTTGTTCATGGCCTCACCCCCTCTTTCAACAGTTCAATACGCTCACGCGCCACACGCATAGAATTGCCGCGCTGGTGCAAGCGCAACAGCATCTTCACCCGACGCTCATGGGTGCGTTCGTATTCAAGCATGGCCATGATCTCTTCCTCCGAAAGCGTGGCCATAGTTTCATTTAGTTTTCGCCAAGTGATTTTCATACCGTTCCTCCAATTTTTTAACAGTTACAAAAACACGGTTGTAAGCGCGTGTCGCTTCGTTCATTAGCTTCTGACGGTGGCGCAACACGTCCTTGGCCGCCGCCAGTTGAGCGCGTAATAGATCAAGTTTCATTTTTTTCCTTTAAAGCTATTGGTGTGCCGCTCATACTCAAGATCAAAAGCTAAACCAATAATCTTTTCATCTTGCTCTTTTATTACATTTTTTTGCGCGTCGATTAACTTATCTTGCAGCG